TTCATAACGGTGTTGATCTTGCTTGTGAGTCTGGACTTTATATAAAAAGCAGAACTCATGGTACGGTTACAAAGATCGGTTACCCATACGATCCAGCAGATGAAAAGAAAGGACACCTACGATATGTAGAGGTGACCTTTGATGGGAATAGATTTAGATACTTCTACTTGGATCCAATGGTTCAAGTGGGAGACAAGATAGTAGCAGGGGATGTGATTGGATGTTCTCAGGACTTAACTGAGATTTACACCGGTATAACACAACACTTCCACTTCGAGTGGATAGGCCCTGACGGTGAGTTTGTTGACCCTACTTCTATGTTTGACTTGTTGTAGAACAGCTTATGTGGGTAAAATGCGTGCATTATCAAGCGTTTACTTACAGTTCTACTGGTTTATATGTATTTAATGCAATAGGCAGATAACTAATGACTGAAAAAGAAGATAAGAAAGTAGAGCCTATTGGCGAGAAGGACGAGTCTAAACTTGTCGATTGGAGCAACCCTCCAACACTCTCCGAACTGAAGGCCGATTACACTGCAGCGCAGAGTGATCATTCTGCTCATGTATCAAAAGTAAACCGTTGGCTTGATAACCTAAACGCAACTGGCGCTGCTAAGATTGTGAGTACAGGTAAGAACAGATCAACCATTGTTCCTCAAGTTATTCGCAAACAAGCAGAGTGGAGATACGCTTCACTATCAGAACCCTTCCTTAGTACCGATGACATCTTCAATGTTTCTCCCGTCACCGCCGAAGACAGAGCAGCTGCTATCCAGAATCAACTGGTTCTGAATAATCAGTTTAATACCAAGATGAACAAGGTCGCCTTTATTGATGACTATGTTCGTACTGCGGTAGACGAAGGCACTATTATTGTAAGGACTGGCTGGGATTACCAAGAAAAGGTAACGATGGAAGAAGTACCTGTATTTGATTACGTGGAGAATCCACAATTTGCACCGGTACTTGATGAGATTGAAGCTGCAATGCAAGATCCAGTAATGGCTGAGTCTATCCCCGATGAGTACAAGGAAGCTCTCCGTCTGAGTATCGAAGCAGGAGTCCCGTTAGAGCCCGTAGACACCGGTGAAACTGAAGAGGTGGAAAGAGTAGAGGTAATCAGGAATCAGCCTACAGCAGTCGTCTGCAACTACGCTAATGTGATTATTGATCCTACCTGTGGCGGTGACTTATCGAAAGCTGGCTTTGTCATTTACCAGTTTGACACCTCCCTTGGGGAGTTACGCAAGAACTCTGTTTATAAAAACCTAGACTCAATCAAAGCTGATAATGCTGAGTCCATCTTTGGTGATTCAGATTCACAGATTGGTGATGAACCTTCGTTCAAGTTCAATGATGAACCAAGAAAGAAGATTGTCGCGCATGAGTATTGGGGTTTCTGGGATATTGATGGTAAAGGTGAACTTAAGCCATTCGTTGCTACTTGGGTTGGTGAAACTCTGATCCGTTTAGAAGAGAACCCTTTCCCTGATGGAGGCCTACCCTTCGTCACTGTACCTTACCTACCTAAACGTAAGTCCATCTATGGTGAACCTGACGGTGCATTGCTAGAGGATAACCAGAAGATCGTTGGTGCGGTTACCCGTGGCATGATTGATGTAATGGCTCGATCTGCTAATGGGCAGATGGGAGTTCGTAAGGATGCCTTGGATGTAACTAACAAGCGCAAGTTTGTATCAGGTGAGAACTACGAGTTCAATGGTAACGTAGATCCACGCCAAGGTATGTATATGCATACTTACCCTGAGATTCCTGCCTCTGCCCAGTACATGTTGGCTTCACAGAACCAAGAAGCAGAAAGCATTACCGGCGTTGTACCATTCCAGACAGTTAATACTGGCAAGTTGGGTGACACAGCAGCAGGTGTGCGTGGAGCTCTTGACGCTGCCTCTAAGCGTGAGCTTGGTATTCTGCGTAGACTGGCTGCAGGTATTATTGAGATCGGTCACAAGTTCATTGCAATGAATGCTGTCTTCCTAGAAGAAGAAGAGATTATTCGTATTACGAATGAAGAGTTCATTCCAGTGCGAAGAGACGATCTGGCAGGTAAATTCGATCTGCGTCTTACAATCAGCACAGCTGAGGAAGATAACTCTAAAGCAGAGGAATTGGCTTTCATGTTGCAGACTGGTGCTGCCAGTGCTGACCCGGGTGAAGTGCGTATGATACGAGCAGAGATTGCCCGTCTTCGTAAGATGCCTGATCTAGCCAAGCGTATTGAAGAATACCAGCCACAACCTGATCCTTTAGCTCAGCAGAAGGCACAGTTAGAGATTGCACTATTGCAGGCACAGATAGCTAATGAGCAATCTAAGGCAATGGAGAATCAATCACAGGCAAATCTTAACAATTCCCGTGCAGGAACAGAGCCAGCAAAAGCTCAGCACCTACAGTCGGTAGCTGATAAGAATGCTTTGGATTTTGTAGAACAAGAGTCCGGTGTTAAACAAGAGCGTGACCTCCAAAAGATGGGAGAGCAATCACGAGCACAAGGCAATACCAAGCTACTGGATCACCAATTAAGAATGCGTGAGAAAGCATTCAATAAGTGATCCGCAATGCCCATAAGGGCACATCTCACCCTCAGTAGAGGGGAGGACACAAGGAAAAAACCATGAACGAATATGAGCAGGATCTACACATACTAGAAGTTACAATGGAAGAAGCGCAGAAGACGATCGACCTAGGCGTTGCCTTGGATCGTCTGGTTAAGAACCGTGACTTCAAAAAACTCTTCCTAGAAGAGTTCTGTGAGCAGGATGTTTTGCGTACTGTCAGTTTACGCGCTCATCCCGGATTCCAGTCTGAGGAACGTCAGACTGCTTTAAACAAGTCTCTGGATGCAGTTGCGCACTTCCAGATGTACATGCACCAAACCAAGCAAGCAGCAGCGATGGCTACTAAAGAGTTAGATGACCACCGCAATACCTACACTGAGATGCAGGGTGAGGTGCAATAATGGCTGATGCAAATATGCTGGAGATGTCCGACGAGGACATCATCAAGATGGTGGATTCTGATCTTCCTACAGATGTAGAGGAAGATGATTCAGTAGAGCAAGAGGTTGCTCCTGTTGAGCAGGAAGAAGCTGAGGAAGCTGAAGAGTCAGATAACACTGAAGAAGAAGAAACTGAGGAAGCTACCGATGAGCCTGAAGAAGAGGACACTGCGGAAGACGAATCAGAATCCGATGAAACTGATTCAGAAGAGTCTGAAGAAGACTCCAAAGAAGAAGACAATACCTCAGAAGCAAGCCAACAGTTAAAAGAATTGTATGCACCGTTTAAAGCAAACGGTAAAGAAATGGCAGTAGATAATATAGCTGATGCCCGTCAGTTAATGCAGATGGGTGCCAACTATAATAAGAAGATGCAAGGACTTAAACCAAACCTTAAGTTATTGAAGATGCTAGAAAATAATAGCCTTCTTGACGAAGGTAAGTTAAGTTATCTAATAGATCTGAGTAACAAAGACCCAGATGCTATTGCAAAGCTTTTAAAAGAGAGTGGTTTAGATCCACTCGATATTGATGTAGAAAAAGGCAGCTCAGAGTATAAACCTAAAACTTCACCTGTTAGTGATGCACAGGTCGAACTTGATAACGTATTGGAAGATCTGCAGTCTACCCCTACCTATCATGAGACACTGGATATTGTTAGCAATAAGTGGGATAACTCTAGTAAGCAAGTGTTAGTAAAGAACCCTAAGTTTATTACGCTAATCAACAGTCAGGTAGCCGATGGCACCTACAAGCAGATTAGTACGATAATGGACAAAGAACGTGCATTAGGACGTTTAGAAGGGTTATCTGACATCGAAGCCTATAAGCAGATCGGTGATGCACTGTATGAAAGAGGTGAGTTAGTCAGCCAACGTGGAGCAACACGAGCTGAAGCTGGTAAACCTTTAGTGATCAAAGGCGCTTCTAAGGTAAGAGATGAGCAGAAACTTAAAAACCAAAAGCGGTCGGCAGCAGCAACAAATAAACCCGCAGCTGCTAAAGCGGTGCCTAAAGATTTTAACCCATTGGCCTTATCAGACGAAGAGTTTGAAAAGACCGTATCCAGTAAGTTTTTATAGGAATAAAATACTATGGCTAACGAAAGAGTTTATAACGACCCCGCTGGGGGAACACCGTCTGAGATCGGTGGTCAGTTGCGTACTGATTACTATTACAAGAAAGCTCTTATTGAAGCTAAAAAAGAGCAATACTTCGGTCAGATGGCTGATGTGCGATCTATGCCTAAGAACATGGGTAAGAAGATCAAGCAATTCCATTACCTACCTTTGCTAGATGATGCCAACGTCAACGACCAAGGTATTGATGCTGCGGGTGTTTTGTCTGGTGGCGCAGGTGGTGCAGGTGATAATCCTGATGGTAACTTGTACGGTTCATCTAAGGATGTCGGTACTATCTCTGCGAAGCTTCCTGCTTTGTCTGAGACTGGTGGCCGCGTAAACCGTGTTGGTTTCAAGCGTGTAGAAATTGAAGGCAACCTTGAGAAGTTTGGTTTCTTTGACGAATACACCCAAGAGTCTTTGGACTTCGATTCTGATGCAGAACTCGAAATGCACATTAACCGTGAGATGATCATGGGTGCTAACGAGATGACTGAAGATGCACTTCAGGCTGACCTGTTGACTGCTGCTGGTACTGTCCGTTTTGCTGGTGCCGCTACTAGCCACAACACCATTACTGGTGAAACCGGTTCTGTTACTGTAGTTGACTACAATGACCTTATGCGTCTGTCAATTGACCTAGACAACAACCGTACCCCTAAAGGTACCAAGTTGATCACTGGTACTCGTATGGTAGACACCAAGACCATCGATGCAGCCCGTTATATGTATGTTGGTTCTGAGATGATCCCTACCTTGAAGACTATGGTAGATTCTTTCGGTAACCCTGCATTCGTATCAGTAGAGAAGTATGCTGCTGCTGGTAACGTGGCTACAGGTGAGATCGGTGCTATCGACCAGTTCCGTATCATCGTTGTCCCTGAGATGATGCATTGGTCTGGTGCTTCTAGTGACGCAGCCCTTGCTGGTGCTGCTGAAAGCTCCAACGCTGGTTACCGCGCAACTAGTGGTAAGTATGACGTATACCCAATGTTGGTAGTTGGTTCTGAGTCATTCACCACTATTGGTTTCCAGACTGACGGTAAGAGTGTGAAGTTCAAGATCACTCACAAGAAGCCGGGCAATGAGACTGCTGACCGTAATGATCCGTATGGCGAGATGGGCTTCATGAGCATCAAGTGGTACTACGGCTTTATGGCTCTACGTCCAGAGCGCATCGCTGTAGTTAAAACTGCTGCGTTGATCTAATGCTAGCTAAGTAATACAAAGCTCCCTCCCAGAAATGGCAGGGAGCTTTTTAGGTACCAACCACGGGGGTTTCACCCTCCTTATCAAGAGAGAAATAAAATGAGCGAAGAAACAGTAGTTGAAGAAGTATTAGAAGAACTACCTGTCCAAGATGAATTGACTGCCCTAAAAAAGCAAGCCAAGTTGATGGGTATTAAACACCACCCTGCTGTAGGTGTGGACAAGTTGCGGGCTAAAGTAAAAGAAGCCTTATCAGCCGGTGAAGAAGCCCCAGCTAAAGAAGTAGCCAAAGGAGCTGAAAGTATTTCAAAAAGAAATACACGTTTGCGTGCTGAGTCAGCTAAGTTGGTTCGAGTGAATGTAAGCTGCATGAACCCTAACAAGCGTGAATGGGATGGTGAAATCCTAACTGTTAGTAACAGTGTTGTGGGTACTCACCGTAAGTTCGTTAAATTTAATACTGAAGATGGTTACCACGTTCCTCATATCATCTATCAGATGTTGGTTAGTCGTAAGTACCAGTCGTTCTACACACATACGCTGGAGAATGGTCAACGTATCCGTAAGGGTAAGATCGTACCTGAATTTAACGTACAGGTGCTTCCTCCACTCACCAAAGAAGAGTTGGCTAAGATTGCCCAGCGTCAAGCTGCAGCAAGAAGCCTAGACTGAGGTAAACAAGCATGGCAGCAATTCTAACTAAAGATTTAACAACAGGTGCAGTAGGTGGTGCTGGTGTATTTGATCAACTGATGGTTTCAGTTGATGCTCACCTGAGTCGAGAATTTAAAGCTAACCGCATTAAGGGCACAGACTACGCACAGGTCTATGTTGGATCTATGTCTGCTGCCATGCAAAATGCTGTGCAGTTTCTATTGGGTAGACAGGCAGCTGATAAGCAAGCGGAGTTACTGGCCTCGCAGACGCTTACTGAGGCTTATACTTTAAGTGACTTACTACCTGCACAGATCGATAAGCTAGCAGCTGAGATTGCACTTCTTGGACAGAAGAAGAGTACTGAAGAAGCACAGATCAAAGATATTGTGGATGACCTTGCGGTAGTAGGTGTGATCGGTAAGCAGAAACTCCTGTATGGTAAACAGACAGATGGTTTCGATCGAGATGCTGAGCAGAAGGCCGC